GATTTGATTCTCGGCAACATTGCCCGTGTTTGATCGTAGAATAGTAGTTGACCAATTATGTAATCTTCAAGTTCGCTCGTCATATTCTTGCAAGTTAAATACTTTTCGGTGGATAATTTGTGGAGTAGTGGTATTATTTGAAAGGTTGTTGCTCTTCCAAGTTCGGACGGCTGCCTTCCAGTTCTTCATTTTGTTTTTACCAACTAACCATCCGTTTGATTCGTAGTAGTCAAACCATTTCTCGGATACATCAGCCATTCCAATTTCAGTCATATAGGTTTTGATTTCTATTAAAGTTGGTTTTTGAAATGCTGATACCTTCTTTTCTTTAATTGTATTTTCATTTTCATTTTCATTTTCCATATGTTGAACATATGTATCAGATATGATAATCACATCATCTTTCTTTTTACGATTATTTCGTCTTGACTCTGAATAGGATTTTCGCTTGTCAATTTCTTGCTTTAATCTCTCATTGAAGAACTTGCCATCTGAATCCTTTTGGAATTTATCAAAGATATCTTCATCATATGTTCCGCATATCTGCAACATATCTCGTTCTGACATATGACCTTTTTGATGCTGGATACAAAGCAAGGTGATGAACTTGCCTTTTTGTTCCATTGACATCAGCAAAGTACCCGTCAAGAAATCTGACGAATAGAACAGGAACGCTGGATCTTTGCTCATAAGTAAAAGAATCTTTGAAGTTTTGAGTTGTAACGATATCTTAGTGCGTGACAATTGTATGATTCATTAATATCAATACAAGCTTGTGTTAAAGAATCGTATTTTTTATTTGTAAGAATGTCAATAACTGGCTTTGATCTTGCCGATCTTGAAGATTCACAAAGTCCATTTTCCCAAGCGTGTTTTATGTTTTCCTGTTGTGTCATCCATTCTAAGTTGTCAATGTGATTATTTGTCTTGATTCCGTCCTTATGGTTTATATCAGGTTTGTTGTCAATGTTTTCAATAAATGCATTTGCAACTAAGCGGTGAATCTTATGCATTTTTTGTTTATCATTACCCCAAAGTCCTATTCGCAAATAACCCTTATCGGTTAAATAGGGTTTCATAATGCGTTCCTTTCCACACTTAAAACTCTTGACTCTGCCGTGATCAGAGATGTAGTAGATGCCATTGCATTCCGCAATTGCTTTCCATATTTCTATTTGTGTTCCCATTTTTTTTGCATAAAAAAAGCCTCCGAGATAGAAGGTTTACGGGAACACATCTATCAGGAAGGCAAAAAGTTTTGATTATGGACAAACCCGCATTTGTCAATCACTTCTACAAATTTAATCAATCATTTCGGATATCCCAAATCCTTTTTTACTTTTACTTGGTATCTTTGGCGTGACTGGTAGTTCTGCCCACGAAGATGTTCGTGATGCTCTTGGAGTTGAGCTCGTGTTCTCCTGATGGTTTCGGGTGATGGTAGTTGCTTGGCTTCAAACATCGTGAAGAAGTCATTGCCGTTGCACATCCCTTTGTAAATTACCGTCATCAGTTTGAAATCACAATCCCTTGTTTCCGGCTGGTTAATCATTACCGCCGTTACCGTTGCTTTGATATATTTGTTCATTGTCTATCTATAAAATTTGCGTAATCAATTGCATCTTGCTCATTCTCAAATGTGGCGAGTAGCTCTCCGGCATAATAAACTCGCCACTTTATAATGAAATTAATTGATGCCTTTACGACCAGAGCTTTGAGCATTTTTTCTACTTTGAATTAAATCGTTGGCGTGAAGTTCCCAAGTTTTAGCACGATCGTTTGCTTCGGCAATCTTTGACCTGATGGTCAGATTCTCAGTTTGCAAATCCCACAACTCACGATTCAACTTGTTCACTTGATCTTGTAGTTCTTCTTCCCTTGTTGAAAGTGCGTTGACTTTGAACAAGGCAATGGCGAGAAACAAAGCCAGTCCGAGAATGATGATTGTTGTCATTTTATTTTTCCTTTGTAAAATTTATGTTTATATATTGCCTTTGTGTAGGTATCAAATTCGGGGATGTAGTTGTCCCGTTCAAATTCATACGGTGATGCCTCAGGCAAGTTGTCAAAGTCATTGAAGTATTGTTTCAACTTCCAGTACACGAACATCACCGCAATGGTGATGGGTGTGATTACGATTAAGAATATCAAATCCATAAATCAAAATAACAAATTAACTTTCATAATAACAAATTTATTTTATAGTTGAGTTGGTGAATGAACGATTTATTTGGTGATTGACAAAAATAGTTCTCCAGCCGATGCCAACTTCTCGTCAATGATTTCTTGAATGTCATCCTCCAAAGTGATCAAGGTTTGCGTGAGCTTCTTTCCAATGGGCATTCGTGGATCGTACGATAAGAACAACGCTTCAGTCATCTCCGTTGCAACCATACCCATTTGAACTTGCCAATAGTATTCAGGGCGTTTAGATTTGAACTGCTCGTTGTTGGTGATGAATGAGTTCTGAAGGTGGTTTCCGCTATTGAACGGACATTTGATTTCAACCAAGTGTGTGCCAAGTGCATCAGGTGAATATCCACCCCATTCTCCATAGGTGATGAAGGTGTAGGTTTCTGCTCCGTAGTATGTGTAAAAGTCATCGGTTTGCTGAGTGAAGTAGTGAAATGCTTCTTTCTCGTGTTCCTTGCCCCAATCCAAAGCACGACCATACATCTCTGCTCTTTGACCGGTTAGATATTCCGCTGCCTTCTCAAAGATGAATGTCTTCGCAGTTTCCGATAGGTACTCCGATTTGTTCTTCGGAGTTCCCATCAGTTTATGGATTTCGGATGCGGTGAAGCGTGAACGCCTTAGATCTTGCCAATCGTCCTCGTTCAAATTAGTGTGAATTGTTGGAAGTTGAAGTTTCATTTCTCGCCAATTAAAAGTTTCTGATTTGTTTCGCTCACTTCAAACTTGCTGGTGATGTCGGTCATCAGTCCACCTGTCTGCAAGTGTTCAACTGCCTTTGCCCAACTCTTGTGCTTTGGGGTGAGTTCTTCTTTCTTGGGTGCTGACTGCCTTCCCATTGCTTTCTCACCATCGTCATCATCGTCAATGTTCAAGTTCAGGATTGAGCCGAGTGCATATCTCCGTGCGTAGGTCATTGCACTTCCCATTGCTTGTGGATCGTTTTGTTTTGCAACCGGCATCACATAGGATGATTCCATCCACTCGCCTGATTCAGCGTGAACGATTAATGTCGTGAGTGCATTCCCATCAGGGAACTGTGTAATTGCCAAACCGCATTCGCTCAATGGCTTTTGGATGGTATCCAGTATGTTCGCTAAACTTGCGTACTTGGATTTGAAGAAAGGATTGCTTGATTCCTTTCCGACCTTGCTCACCGTTGCTTGGAAGTTTACCAACGCACCGGCAATGTTCTTAATTGATTCTGATTTGTTCATAGAGTTTTTGTTTATAAAAAGTTAGTTTGTTGCCCGAGCATAAAAAGTACAGTGAACTTGTCCTTTTCGTTGTTGAAGAATGCCTCAGAATTAATGCCATCAAATTCAGTAGTCACGCAATCCCCGAATCCAACTTGGCGAGAATTAACATAATTTCTCAGCTCATCAAAGTGATTGTTGATTAGGTAATTGTCAACGGCTTCAATCGTGTAGATGTATTTCTCTACCTGCACGATACCAGGAACGGAAAGAATCCATCCGTTGATTGCCAACTCAATCATTGGACACCTCCCTCAATGCAATCTCAATGACGGCTTTTGCTTTGGGAGAAACGATGTTTCCCTCCACTAAATACTTTCTGACAGTTGGAAGTGATACTCCCGTTTTTCTTGCGACAATCTGATAAAGACCTTGTCGTCTTTTCAGTTTGATGATTTCAATTGCTTTCGTGTAATCCATAACGAGAGCAAAAGTAAAATAAACTTATCTATTATGCAAATAAATTTTACTTTTAATTATATTTTTATGTCCTCACTAAATATCAAATCCCCGAATCTTGCGTTTAATTCGTTGACCAATTCCATTTGGATTGATTCGGTGAATGCCTTTTCCAAGAATGGTTGTGGCTTAGTTCCGCTGCGGTGAATCTTCTTGGCAATGGCTTTGGCAAGTGAATCGTAGGTTTGACCTTCAGCCGGTTTGATACCCTTTTGACTGATCCAAGTTTTTAACGATTGCCATAAGTACGGAGTGCCTTCAATATGCCCACCTCGTGTTGGCTTCCTTCCGTATTCTACAAACTCCCAATAATCCTCAGCCACAAGAATGGTGTTGATTGATGTGGGTGACTTGGTGATGTTTCCTGGTGCGAACGATTGGCGAAGTTTAGATGATGCGTTTGTTCCATTGGCATCAAGATTCGCCCAAATGGGTGGGATCACCTTCTTGTTCCACCATTCAACTATGATTTGCTGAAGTAGTGAACCTTGCGATGCATCACCTAAATAAGTATCAAGGGCATCGGGTAATTTGGATAAATCTATTTCAGCCATCCAAGAACGCTTAAAATTACCAAACCTATACTTATACTCTTGAACAACTTCAAAGTGCGTGAGATGGCTTTATTTTGCTTCACAAGGACTTTGTTCTCATCCTTCAGATATCCGATGTTCAACTTCTGCTTGATGATGATTGAATCTTGCTGGTCAATGATGATGGAATCCGCTTGGACAACCTTCATCAATTGCGATACTTTCAGCCGTGCGATTGCACCTTTGACAAGATAACTATTCGCAGTTCGTAGAGTCGCAGAATCTATGGAGACGGATTGCCCCTTCAAGTCCTGAAGATGTAGCATCAAAAGTATCAAGAAATATCGTGTCATAGTGGTTGATTTCTTCAATGAGCTTTATTCTTTTTATCTTGGTATGCTCTACAATTCTTTCGTGCATCTCTACATTGATCTGCGGTGGGATGGGTCGGTGTTCTTCTTCAAAGTTGAACATTGACCACACTACACTACACAGGAACAACGCAACTATTAGCCAAATAAGGAGTGAGGATTTGGAAGTTGATTGCATATCCAGCAAGTATATCAGTTTTCGCATCGTAGAAAGGAGTGGCATTCCCGTTGATGCTTAATTCAAAATCACCATCTGCTTGATTGTTGTTGTCAATCAAAGCAAATATGTCAGCCATAATCTGAGCAGTATCAGACAACACCTCAATTGTGTTAGATTCAGATTCAAAAACACGATCCATCACAAGCAAAGCAAAATTGTAGGTCATCAACTTACCGGCTGACTGGAGATTGAAGCCATCAGGATACAACCAAACAAGCGGATAGTACTCAACATTCTCAACCGTGAGATTGGACTGCTGACCTACACCAAAGTGACCGACCATTTTATGGCTTTCGGCTGCTTCTTGGATTTTTGTGATGATTTGGTTTAGGGTCATTCTTTAGGAATTTGAGAAGTTTGGCTTCGTTGTTCTTCTGCCACTTATTTGTCCTCGTGGGGAAAGTCATAGTTCCAGAAACAATCGTCATAGTTTGTCGGTAGATAAATTCCTCCGCTGAATGCGGTGTTCTTTGGTCGGATGGTGTCAAAGGTATTGCCGGGATTTAGGAATAACGGATAGTCATTTGTGTTTGTACGGAGATAATCACGCAATCTATTGGCATAGTATTCCGCTTTGTCACGATATCTGCCTTCAATCAATGTCATCTCTTCAACCGATACTGCACGAGCATTGTCAGATTCACGAGATGCAACCGACTTGTTCATCAGCTTAAATGTCATTGGCAACATTGCTTCGGTCAAAGTGTAGTACCTTAAACACGGTGCGATGTATGAATCCAAAAGGGTGGTGTTCAAGTTGGTCAGAGTTCCTGCGAATGCCTGTACTTGCAATTCGTTGTAAATACCTGAACCGATGACATCACGGATATAAATCTCTTGAGCTTCTTTGATTGCTGACTTCAGCAACTTGTCATCCACATTCTCATTCAAAGGACTGTTGTCCTTGAGATAAGTGGTGCTTATGAAATATACAAAGTTTGTCATTATTTGATTCTCCTCAATAATTGTTGTTGCCAAATGTGACGGCATTGTGGAACATTCACATCTCTCACTGGGTCGTGATACCATCCACCTCGCCTTGACCAAACATCAATCTCCGTTTGTAATGACATTGCATCAATGTCCGCACGAGAATAAACACGATTGCTTTGAACAATTTGTTTGCAGAAATCACGCGATCCGGCTATCAGTATTCCACCCGACATTCCTGGTGCAAGTGCGTACTTGTAACGGACAACGATTTCGGTTTGTAGTTGACTGATTTCATCCAATCCTTTTGGTGTAACCTCAAGACCTTGATTGTATCCTTTGATCAACTTTGCTTCGTTCAATTTTGCAATGGTATCAACCACGACTTGTGGGTCTAACTTGGTGATGTTTACAATGTCACCTATCTGCAAACCTTTGTTCTCTTTCAACACATTCAAGATGGCTGATTCAATCGCAGATGCGAAGTCAAACTTCATCGGTTCAAAGTTCTCCGCAGGTTCGCCATACTTCATAAACACCGCCAAATCTCTTTCATCATCCCATCCAAAAGGATTTTGTGATGACATCGCAACGGGTGCAACGGTTGGTTCAATCTCTTCAAATCCCAATTCTTTACGAGCTTCGTTCTGCGTTAATAGTCCAGCAGTAAACAAAGCAACATAATCAACTCCGATTGGTGGTTTGTTAATTGTTTCTAAGCGAACTGGAGAGATGAACTCAAACAAGTAAGTCAAAGTATCGTCAATCTTTTGTTGTCTTGGTTCAATATATGATTGTTGGAACATCTCATAAGCTTCAATCATCTCGCTACGACCACCCAATTGACCCTCTACACGCACTCCAAAGAGCATCGGTGAGTTTACCTTGTGTGCAACAAATATCTCTTGTTGTACGGTCTTATTTAGCAAATCAAATTGCTTGTCAAAATCAGACGGTTGCAAGTTGTTGATGACTGACTCTTTCTCTTGTGGATCGTTGTATTGAATGATAAGTCCACCAGCATTGTCAGTTCCTTGATAATTCTCTTTGAATCTCCGAGCAGTTGCACGAGCTTCTTCAGGTGTTGGAATGCCCTTGAATAACTGGATGTGAGTTTGTGCCGTGAATCCGTTTTTGATTGAATTCAAATAGTAGTTTGAAATCTCGGTGTCAACCTCAATGTATTTTAACGCACCAACATAATCAGGCAAAGGATATTCACCTTGACCGGGTCGGTAGAATTGGCAATAATAAAGTGACTTTGATTCCCGTGTGGTTGCATTGAATGGCTGATAGTGAACTTGCTCTGCCTTGCGGTCAGTCCAATCCTCACAATACACATACTCACCTTCAAGTCCTTTGCGGATATTCTTGAAAGGAATGTGGTAAATCTCAGCAATTGCCGTCTTGGCTTTGTTCCAAATTACCTCAAGGCAATAGCCATTGAACAACTCAAGGTCGTACGCTATTTTGGTTTTGACTTGGTCAAGGGTTTCGTAGCCGTTGATGGCTTTGATCTTGGCTTCGGCTTTTGCGATGTCAACGGTGTTTTGTCCAAATACTTTAGTGCCAACTCCACTAATATACGAAGCTTTTGAAGAAACGATTGCATTGTGTTTAGGGCTTTTGTTAAATAGTTCTATAAGAAATTCGGGATAGAGATTGTCCGCTCCGAAAGTGACATATCCCTTCGCCTTATTCTCTTTGAATACGGGAAGGACATTGTCGTGAAAATTAATTCTTTGGAAGATCATCTCTACTAAATAGCAATCATTCCTTTTTGTTAGAGAACTTGTCAATAGATGTGAATCCAAGACAAGCAATCACGATGAATTCTACTGCACTA